CTGAACTTGCTAGTGATCTAATACAAGCATACGATGCAGACGTTAGAAGCAGATCAGATTGGGAAGAGAATGTCAAAAAAGGTATGGAGCTTCTAGGATTAAAACTAGAAGATATGCAACATCCTTTTCCTGGAGCTTGTTCAGCACATCACCCATTAATGATTGAGGCTGCTGTGCAGTTTCATGCACAAGCCTTAAAAGAATTATTTCCTGCAAACGGACCTGTTAAAACACAAATAGTTGGTGAAGTAAATAAAGACAAACAAGATCAAGCTCATCGTGTCAAAGACTTCATGAACTACCAAGTCACAGAACAGATGGAAGAATACTTTGATGACTTAGATCAAATGTTATTCTATCTTCCTATTGTAGGTAGCTGTTTTAAAAAAGTATATTATGATTCTGAGTTAGAAAGACCAGTTTCTAAATTTATACCTGTTACAGATTTTGTTGTATCTAGCAATACAACAGAACTAAGAACGAGTGGTAGATATACTCACGTTATTAGAATGGAGTACAACGAACTTCGTAAAAGACAAGTGAGTGGTTTCTATAGAGACATCGAGATGATGCAAGAGGAAAGCTCTACTGAGTCATACTCTGTAACTGGTATAAACGAAAAGATACAAGACATTGAAGGTATCAAACCACAAAAAGGTTACAAGAACGATGCAAGATTTACACTCTTGGAGATGCACGTTGATTTAGAACTACCTGGTTCTGAAAAAGAATTTGCTTGTCCATACATTGTAACAATATGCAAAGAGACTAGAGAGATACTTTCTATTAGAGAAAATTTTAAAGATGACGACCCAAAAGTTAAAAGAATACAATACTTTGTACATTATAAGTTTTTACCTGGTTTTAATTTTTATGGATTAGGATACGTTCACCTTCTTGGTAACTTACAAAAAACTGCTACTACTATTCTACGTTCACTTGTAGATGCAGGTCAGTTTAGTAATTTACCTGGTGGATTTAAAACTCGTGGTATGCGAGTTGAGGGTGAAACACCAATAGGCTTTGGTGAATTTAGAGATGTAGAAGGTTATGGCGATGATATACGAAAGTCTATTGTTCCTTTGCCATTTAAAGAACCATCACAAGTTTTAACAGCTTTACTAGGTTCTTTGACACAAGAGGGTAGAAGACTTGCAGCGATAACTGATTTACAAACTGGTAACATGAATACACAAGCTCCTGTAGGAACTACAGTTGCATTGTTAGAGCAAGGCATCAAAGTTATGTCTTCTATTCACAAAAGATTACACAAAGCACAAAGAGAAGAATTTAGAATACTAGCTAGAACAAATTTCGACTTTCTACCAAACTTTTACCCTTATGCTGTCGAAGGTGTGGGGAGACAAATATTCAGACAAGATTTTGATGGTAGAGTCGATATCCTCCCAGTATCTGACCCTAACATCTTTTCGACAGCACAAAGAGTTTTACTTGCACAAACACAACTGCAAGCAGCTTCACAAGCTCCACAGATACATGATCTTCGTGAAGCTTACAGAAGATTATACAAAGCACTTGATGTAGAGAACATTGATGAGATGTTGATACCAGAGATAGGTTCTAAACCCATGGACCCAGCTACAGAGAACTATACAATGATGTATAACAGACCTGTAAAAGCATACGCATGGCAAGACCACGATGCACACATAGCAGTGCATGAAGCGTTTATGGGAGACCCATCAATTATTCCACAAGACCCTAAACTACAACAAGCATTAGCAGGTGCAGTACAAGCACACATACAAGAACACCAAGCTCACAAATACAGAATGTCTATACTTGCAAACGCAGGCATAGAACTTCCTACAGCACCAGAGTACGACAGATTTAATCCTGGTAAGAGTGATGAGTATGAATCTATGGATAGAGATGTAGAAAATGCAGTTGCTCAAGCACAAGCTCAAGTTGCTGGTCAAATATCTGCTGCTGCTCAACAGCAGGCTCAAGCCGCTGCTGCTCAACAACAGATGCAAGACCCAAGATTCCAACTTGCACAACAAGATTTACAATTAAGAGCACAAGACTTGCAGCGTAAAGCTGAAGAAGGTGCTGTTAGAAATGAAATAAAACAAAGAGATATTATACTAAAAGAAGAAGCTGCTGCTGCAAAAGCACAGATAGATGCATCAAAATTAGCTCTAGATCGTGATAAAATACAGGCAGATATTGAAATAGACAGAGAAAAATTGCGAAGTAACGAACAACGTGATATTGCTAGGTCTCAATATCAAAAAGCTATGTCAGACCAAAAAGCTGAGATAGAAAGAGCAAGAACGATTATAGAACGTGAGCAAAGAGAAAAAGACAGAGACAACACTAAATAGTACCACTTTGGTACAAAAAATAGAGAAGAAAAAACACGCAGTTCTTTCTTTGTGGGATGATACAAAAAAACTAGCAGACGCAGAAAACAAAACACCTGTGATTGCTTTGTGTCAAAAAAACAGAAAAGGTTTTTGGATAGTTGTTCACGAAGACGACTTACAGAAAGTTATGGATGCCAAAAACAATAACTGAAGAAATCCTTGAGTGGTCTGAAAATTTTTTAGAAATACCATCTAAAAAACTTGGTGGTTGGTCTGTATGTCCTTATGCAAAAGCAGCAAGACTTAAAAACGAAGTTAAGATTGTAGAAGTAGAACATAGTAAAGATTTTTTGTATACTGTTACATCAGAAGCAAGAACAATAAAGGAACAAAATAAAAAACTTGTCGTTGTTGCTTGTGATGATTTTAATATTGAAGCTGAAGAATTAGGTTGCTATATAGATGCTTTGAATTATGCTTACGTTTACAACGATGTTTATCTTATGCCATTCCATCCACACGATGATGGAGAAGAGGTAGAGTTTCTTGAAGATAATCTTGAAACTGAAAACGAGTTTTATATGGTTCTTATCCAACCATATAATGAGCTGGAGAAGGCTTCAGAGTCACTCCAAAAGAAAGGATACTACAAAAACTGGGATAAAGAATATTATCAAGATACAGTAGTAAAACGAAAATCATATAGGAGAATTTACCATGATGGGAAAAAAGAAAAGAGTTAAAAAAGGAATGTCATCAATGGCTATGATGCGTGGTGGCGGAATGATGAAGAAGAAGCCTGGAATGAAAAAAGGCGGAATGATGAAGAAGAAAAGAGTTAAAAAGAAAAAGTAGTGGAACTACCTAAATTTATAACCTTTTTAAAAAATAAAGTCGATAGGGAGATCGAAAGTATCAAAGATGCCTTTGAACAGGGTCGAATCCCTAAAGAAAACTACGATATTTCGGTTGGTGAATTAAAAGGTTTACGAACCGCAAAAGATTTGTTATTAGAGTCAGCTAAGAATATAGCTGATGACAACGACAAAATTTAGTCTTACTGAAGAAAAACTGGATAAGAATCATCCAACTGCTGTTGGACATAGAATACTTGTTCAAGTTTTAGACGTTGACGACAAAACCAGAGGTGGAATTTATCTACCAGGTAAGTCAGTGCAAGAACACCGCAATGTTGCCTCTATTGGCAAAGTAATACAAATGGGTGAAGACGCATACAACAGAGAAGATATGTCAAAACCTTGGTGCGAACTTGGAGATCATGTAATGTTTGCTAAGTACGCAGGTCATCGTTTTCAATTCGGTAAGACCGAACTTCGCATCATGAATGATGACGAGATATTAGGACTAGTTCCAGATATCAAAAATATTTCGTAACATCCAGTTACGCAAAAAATTAATCTAATAACTTTGGAGAGAAACCAATGCAAATTGTACACGATTCTTCGGGCAAAAAAAAACCGATGCAAGTCGTAGACGATGGTAAAGAAATTAAACTCAAGAAGTTTGATAAACTTGATATTCCAGAACAGGAAGAACAAGACAACTCAGACATCGAAGCAGTTACTGATGATACGCAAGTAGAACACAGTTCTAAACCAGAGGATACGCCAACTGAAACTGAAAGTGTCGTTGAGAAAGAGCAAGACGAAACTAAAGAGGAAGTTGCAAAAGAAGACGATAAAAAAAGCAATCGTTACCAAAATCGTATTAACGAATTGGTAAAGAGAGCTAATCAAGCTGAAAGACAACGTAATGATTTTTATAATCGTATTCAACAACTTGAAGAAGAAGTTAAAAAGAAAAATGTTGTAAGCCAAGATTACGCAAGTCTTCAAACACAATACTACGATACTCGTAAGTCTAATGCAGAAAAAGGACTAGAGGCAGCTCGTAAAGCACACAAAAGTGCATATGATGCGGGTGACTCAGATGGTATGTTAAAAGCTGCTGAAGACATTGCAGAGTTCAAAGCTGAGATGAAAATGTTAGACAATCAACAACCGATTGTTCAACCAACTCCACAGCAACCTACGTCAAAAGTAGAAGAGGTTAAACAACAACCCGCACCAACAGAACAACCTGTTTCACAACCAGACCCTCGTGCTCTAAGATGGGCACAAGATAATTCTTGGTTTGGAACTGATGTTGCAAAAACTGGTGCTGCTTATGCTATTGATGCAGCTCTTAAAATGGAAGGCTACAATCCATCTAGTGAGGATTACTATTCAGAACTAGATAGACGTTTAGCAGAATCCTTCCCAGGAAGAGAAGAAGCTAGACCTAAACAAAGGGTAGCTGGTGTAACTAAAGCACCAACCGCACCTAAGAAGGTTCGTATGAATCAGAGTCAGATCGCTATGGCTCGTAAACTAGGTGTGCCACTAGAAGAATATGCGAAATTCGTGAGGAACGACAATGACCAATAAAAATCGAACCCACTCGACTAGGGAAAAAACAAGTCGCAAAATAGTCTATACGCCTCCCAATAATTTAGATGCTCCAGACCCAAAGGTAGATGGAATAAAATACCGATGGATTAGAGTTTCATCTGGGGGGGAGGATGATTCACAAAACATATCCAAAAAAAGAAGAGAGGGATATGAATTTGTGCGGGCTGAAGAACACCCAGAATTTGACGCACCAAAACATGAATCTGGAAAATATGCAGGTGTAATTGGAACAGGTGATTTAGTTCTAGCAAAGATACCAACAGAAATGTCAGAAGCTAAGAAAGAGTTCTTTGAACAAAAAACTCGTAGGCAGACAGCAGCTGTTGATAATGATTTGTTAAAACAACAACATCCTTCAATGCCAATTTCACAGCAAAGAGATTCAACAACAACTACAGGCAAGAAAAAGTCTGAATTTGATGATTGATAACTAGATTGATGCTCGGTGTAAACTTAACTATTTTAAAAATTAGGAGATAATTATGGCTAACGTAGATGCCGCTTTTGGCATGAGACCAGTAAGACATCTTACAGGAGGACAAATCCGAGCTAATGAGTATAAGATAGAAAGTGGAACATCATCCAACATTTTTACTGGTGATTGTGTAAAACTATTAGGCACAGGTTACATTGATGTAGCTGCCGCTGGTAATAGGATATTAGGTGTTTTCGCTGGAGCTCAATATACTGCATCAGACGGAGAGGTCAAATTTGTAAGATACTTTCCAACTGGAACAGCTACACAAGGTAGCGGAGACGTAACTGCATACGTTTATGATGACCCAAATATTGTATACGCAGTACAATCAGCAGGTTCTGCTGATTTTGCTGACATAGGAAACCTAGCTGACATTGTTGTCGGTTCTGGTGATACAACTACTGGTCAAAGTAAAGTAGAAGTTAGTGGAACAACAGGTACAGGTACTGCGAATTTAAGAATACTTCGTAAGTATGATGACCCAAAAAACTCATATGGAACTAATGGTGTCCTTGAGGTTGTAATTCATGAACATGAACTCAACCAACACATTGATGCTGATGGTACTGTGGGCGTATAATAGGAGAATAATAACATGGCTGTTATATCAAGAAGTCAACTCGTAAAAGAGTTAGAACCTGGACTCCACGCCCTTTTCGGGTTGGAGTACAAAAGATGGGAACGTGAGCACGCAGAAATCTTTACAGAAGAAACTTCAGAAAGAGCTTTTGAAGAGGAAACTCTTATCACTGGCTTTGGTGCTGCACCAACAAAATCTGAAGGTGCATCTGTAGAATTTGATTCTGCTGCTGAACAGTGGACAGCAAGATATGTGCATGAAACAGTTGCACTTGCTTTTGCAATCACTGAAGAAGCAGTTGAAGATAATCTTTATGATACACTATCTAGAAGATACACTGCTGCACTAGCACGTTCTATGGCTTATACTAAACAAGTAAAAGCTGCAAACGTACTAAACAATGCATTTAGTTCTAGCTTCCCAGGAGGAGATGGTAAGGAGCTTATCGCTACTGACCACCCAACTGTACAAGCTGGTACTCAATCAAATGAGCCAAGCACTGCGGCTGATCTTTCTGAATCATCTTTAGAAAACGCAATCATTTCGATTGGTGGTTTCGCTGATGACAGAAACATTCCAGTTGCTGTACAGGCTAGAAAGTTAGTAATACCAAAAGAATTAGCTTTCACTGCTCAAAGAATTTTGAAAAGTGAACTAAGAGTTGGTACTGCTGATAATGATGTTAACGCATTAAATAGCATGGGAATGTTCCCAGAAGGTTATGTAGTAAACCACTACTTAACTGATACAGATGCGTTCTTCATCTTAACAGATTTAACTAACACTGGACTAAAGATGTTCCAAAGAAGACCTTTGAAAACATCAATGGAACCAGATTTTGAAACAGGAAATATGCGATTCAAAGCGTCTGAAAGATATTCTTTCGGATTCTCAGACTGGAGATGTATCTTCGGTTCACCAGGAGCATAAAGTACGCATTAAGGGGGGAATAGTTCCCCCCTTTTTTTTAACATTTTGAATGGTGGTTTAACCACTGGTCTTTAAGGAGGACTGTTCAAATGCCAACACATTTTTCATCAGGGGTAAGTAACAGAACTAACGGACATCCATTGTTCGAGTTCCCATACTTAGACCCTTTCAAATACTATATTTATTCAAACGACTTTTTTACTTATCATGCAGATGAGTTTACAATTACAACAACAGAAGGTGGGTCTGGAGACGCATCAGAAGCATTAACTTCTTTAGCAGGCGGAGCATTACTAATTACAAATGACGATGCTGATAACGATCATGACTTTTTTCAATTAAAAGGAGAGTCTTTCAAATACAGCTCAACTAAAAATATGTTCTTTAAAGCTCGTTTTAAAGTTAGCGATGCAACACAATCAGATATTGTAATGGGTTTACAGATTACTGATACATCTCCATTAGCAACAACTGATGGTATCTTTTTCCAAAAAGATGATGGTGATGCTAATCTAGATTTTCATATCGAAAAAGATTCAACACAAACTGATAACACAGCAATCTCTACTTTGTCTGATGACACTTTCGTAGACGTTGCTTTCCATTATGACCCTAAAGGTAATCTTGGAAGCGGTAGTTTTAAAATTTATGTAGACGATGCACTTGTTGCTACACAAACTACTTTAACAAATGTGCCAGATAACGAAGAGCTAACTGTTTCTTTCGGTATCCAAAATGGTGCAGCAGCGGCAAAAACCATGACAGTAGATTACATCATGGCTGCTGTAGAAAGATAGAGGTAACAAATGGCTGATGCAGTAACTTCACAAATTATTGGTGATAATGTTGGTGCAAAAAGCATACTTGTAAAACTTACAAATATATCAGATGGTTCTGGTGAAAGTGCTGTAGCTAAAGTGGATGTTTCTGCTTTAGCTAAAAGCACAGATGGTGAATCGTGCTCTAGAGTTGCTGTGCAAGAAATATATTATGATATTTTTGGTATGAGAGTGGACTTATTATGGAACGCTTCATCTAATGTTATTTGTAAAGTTTTAGGTGCAAATGGTGCTTTATCATCACAAGGTTATATGGATTTTAGAGATTTCGGTGGTATAACTAACAACGCAGGTTCTGGTATCAATGGTGATTTACTATTAACAACTACAGGACACACTGACGGAGATCACTATACTATTATCTTAAAACTTTCAAAGACGTATTAATATTATGGCAACCTCTGGAACTAGAACTTTTACCCTCGCTGTAGATGAGATTATAGAAGATGCTTATGCTCGTATTGGTGGAGAACCACAAACAGGTAAAGAAGCATCTGTAGGTAGAAGAGCTTTAAATTTATTGTTACAAGAGTGGAGTAACAGAAACATACAACTGTGGACAGTTACAGAGTCAACTCAAACTCTAACAGCTAACACAGCAAGTTACACACTTAATACTCATACAGTAGATATTACAGAGGCGGTCATACAAAAAACAAATTCTGATTCTACAGTTACAGATTTTGAATTAGAAAGAATTAGTAGAGATGACTACCTTCGTATCCCTAACAAAAGTGATACGGGTAGACCATCTCAATATTTTTTAGATAAACAATTAACACCTAAAGTATTTCTGTATCCTACACCAGATAATGCAGACGTATTTAAATTTAATGAAAGAAGAAGAATAGAAGATATTACTTTATCTACAGAAACTGTAGATATACCAGACAGATTTTTGCCTTGTGCTATTAGTGGCTTATCTTATTATTTGGCTTTACGAAGACCACAAATAGATATAAACAGAAGACAAGAACTTAAAGTTCTTTACGAAGAAGAACTAAAAAGAGCTATGGAAGACAATAGAGAAAAGGTAGATTTAATTATCCAGCCAGAGATTGCGAGACCATGAGTGACCCGAAGGTAGGAACGGGAAAAAAACCAAAAGGCTCTGGTAGAAGATTATACACAGATGAAAATCCTCGTGACACAGTAGGTATAAAATTTAGTACACCTGCTGATGCTAGAAGGACAGTTGCAAAAGTAAAAAAAGTTAACAAACCTTTTGCGAGAAAAATACAGATACTAACTGTTGGTGAACAAAGAGCAAAAGTAATGGGTAAAAATCAAGTAGTAAGTATTTTTAAAAAAGGTAAAGATGCCATTAGAAAGGCACACAACAGAAAAAAGAAATAGGAGTTTAGATGGCTTACGCAACAGGTAAATATGCAAAAGCGATATCTGATAGAAGTGGGATGGAATACCCATACAGTGAAATGAAAAAAGAATGGAATGGTTCTTTTGTTCATAGATCAGAGTATGAAAGTAAACACCCACAACTTACGCCAAGGAAGCATAGACCAGACCCACAAGCACTAAAGGATGCGTCTCCGCCAAAAAAACTAGACCCATCAGATCAGTTAGAAAATGGAACAGTAAGTTCTTTACTAGCTAGTCTTGGTGTAACAAGTGCAGATAGGAAGATAACATCTACTTTTACATCTGCAAATGCTTCACCAATCGCTACAGCCTTGACATTAAGTGCAAGTTTAGGTAGTGAATCTGTAAGTGTCAGCTAAGATAGAATTATTTGTAGGAACACCTTGTTATGGTGGTATGCTCACAGAAGATTATCTTCATGGAGTTTTAGAGCTACAAAACTTTTGTTTAGAAAATAAAATAGGTTTAAACATACAAACTCTTGGACAAGAGTCATTAATAACTAGAGCTAGAAATACTTTAGTTGCTAATTTTTTAGATAATGAAAAGTTTACACATCTATTGTTTATAGATGCAGACATAGGTTTTAATTCAAATAACCTTAAAAGGTATTTTGAATATGACAAAGATATTATCTGTGCTCCTTATCCAATGAAATTAATTAGTTGGAAGATGATGCCAGAGCTAATTAAAAATGAAAAAGATTATCAAAATTTATGTCATCCTTATGTTTTAAATTTTGCAAACAAAAGTGAGATAAAAATAGACAAAGGTTTTGCTGAAGTATTAGATGCAGCAACAGGTTTCATGTTAATTAAAAGAGAGTGTTTAATTAAAATGAAAGAAGCATATCAAGATTTAAAATATGTTTCAGATCAAATATTAAATGGTAAAGAATTTAATTCAGAAAACACTTATTTGTTTTTTGATACAATGAAAGACGATGACGGAAGATACTTATCAGAAGACTACGCCTTCTCAAGAAGATGGCAAAAACTTGGAGGAAAAATCTACGCAGACATTGGGTCAACACTTACCCACATCGGTCCGTATAGATACACAGGACATCTGTGGAAACATTTTAACATCGAACAAAAAAAATAAAAACGTAGTAGTGCCTGTACAAGGTCTAAGTTTTAAAATTACAAAAGGATAATATGGTAGACGCAGTTGTAAAGCCTATTAAAATGGCTATCGTTAAAAACCCTAAAAAGGGATACATAAGAACACCATCTCCAGAGGAGATAAAGAAATACGAAGAACGTGAAGAACGATTAAAAAAAGAAGGTAAGAAATAATGGCTGATGACGCAACAATAACTTTAAAAGCAACTTTACTTCCAGATGAAATAGCAAAAGTTATTAATGGTTCTATGATCGTAACACCAGATGATGCAAACGACAAATGGTATTATAAACTTACAAGCGTAACAACAACAAGTGCAGATTTAATTGCAGGTAATTTTATAGATTACACAGCAGTAGATCAAGACACTGCTCCAACAGCAGTTGCTACAGCAGACAAAGTTAAATTTTTATTTGTTAAAAATACAAGCACCGCTGATGGTATTGTTATTTCTATAGATGCAGGAACAGCAGCTTTTAATTTAGCAGATGGTATTTTTGTAGGACCAGGACAATCTTGGTTTTGTAGATTACCAAATGCAACTGTAGCAGATATTCATGCAATAAGTGCTGACATAGGTGATGCTGGTGATGCAAGTGCAGATGTAATCGTTGCAGCACTAATAGATGATGTGGGGTAATTATGGCAACAATGACTTTTTCTACTCTTACACAAGATATAAAAGATTGGATGGAAAACGACAATACAGAATTTGCAGATGAAACTGCAAACTTTATATCTTTAGCAGAGCAAAGAATATCTAGAGATGTAGACCCATACGCTTTTCATGAAGCAGTAAATTCTACATTTAATGTTGGAGATAGATTTGTAAGTAAACCAGCAGATGCGAAAGTTATATTTCATTTTTTACTTATTAACTCTGATTCACAGAGAGTATTTTTAGAAAAAAGAACAGATGAGTTTATCTATGATTATTGGAAAAACTCTTCAACCACTGGAACACCAAAGTATTGGTCTAATTATAGTGACACTGCAATATTAGTTGCACCTACTCCTAGTGCTGCACTTAGAATAGAAATGACATATTCTAGAAGACTAGCAGAACTTTCTAGCACTAATACTACAAACTGGTTAACAGAGAACGCACAAGATTTACTCTTGTATGGTTGTCTTATGGAAGCATCTACTTTTACAAAAAGTAGAGAAGACTATGTAATATATTCTGACAGATATAAACAAGCTGTTGAATCTATAAACAATCAAGCAAGAAGAAGAAGAAGAGATGACTTCACTGCTCCCGCAAATGTAATGGGAGAAAATTATTTAAAAGAAATGGGAACATAGGAGATCACAATGTCAATTACACAAACTTTAACTAATGTATTTAAACAAGATTGTCTTGATGGAGCACAAAACTTAGGAACTAGTGGTGACACTATAAAAATAGCTTTGTACACTTCAAGTGCTACTTTAAATGCATCAACAACTGCGTACACAACTTCTAATGAAGTATCTGGAACTGGTTATACAGCAGGTGGAACTACACTTTCAAGTCAATCAGTAACATTAGATACAACAAACGGAGTTGCGTTTTTTGATGCAGCAGACCCAAGTTTTACTTCTGCTACTATAACTGCAAGAGGAGCTTTAATTTATAACAATAGCAAATCAAATGCAGCAATAGCAGTCTTAGATTTTGGTTCTGACTTTTCATCATCAAATGGAACTTTTCAAGTTCAGTTTCCAACAGCAGCACACAACACAGCGTTAATTAGGATTAGTTAATGGCAGAGGGCACTGGTGGATGGAACGCAGGTGCGTATGGTGATGACGGATGGAATGATGGTATTGTTCTATCCGAAACTGGAATTGCAGCGACACTTGCATTAGGAAGCGAAACAGCATCTGGTAGTGCATTAATAAATCAAGTCGGATACGACAATCTAAGAATAAGTTTAGCAGATTTATCTGCTAATATAACTGGTACAGCAACTGTTAATACCATATCGGGTATTGCGGGAACAGGCTCTACTGGTACAGTAAAATTATGGTCTCTTATAGATACAACAGATGGAGGAGACGAAACATGGACAACAGGAGTGGCAAATTAAATGGCTAATGCTTACACACAATTAGGATTTGTAAAACAGGCAGATGGTGAAAATATAGGAAGTTGGGGTGACGTACTCAACGAACAACTTATAGATTTACTTGATGATGCGATAGGTGGATATGTAGAAGTTAGTGTTGCATCTGGTAATGTTACTTTAGCTTTTGCTGATGGAACAGCTGATAACAATGGTAGACACGCAGTAATTAAATTTACTGGTTCTCCAGGAGCATCAAGAACTGTTACGTTCCCTAATAAACAAAAAACTTATTACATAAATAATGGCTCAGATGATTCTGTTGTTTGCACAGCAGGAACAGGTGCACAAACAGTAACAATAGGCACAGGACTAAAAGATATTATTTATGTTGATGGCAGTGATGAAATACACAGTATTTTACAGGATGGTGCTGTTAGTGAAAAAATAATATCATCACAAACTGCAATCTCATCTGGTATAGATAATTCTAACGACCAACTATTATTAAGAGACAATAGTGCATCTGCATTAAAGAAAGTTTCTATTGCAAGTATTTTTAGTAGTGTTGGTGGTTTAACAGATTTATCTGGTGACTCTACTCCACAATTAGGTGGCGATTTAGATATGAATGGTAACGACATAGTTACAACTTCTAATGCAAACATAGATTTATTACCTAATGGAACTGGTAAAGTTATCATGGATGGTAACGGAAGTTCTGGTGGTGTATCTGTATCTGATGGATTAATAGATATCAGAACAGGAACAGGTAATGTTGCTAAAGTTAAATTTTACTGTGAGTCTTCAAATGCTCACGCACAAACATTACAAGCAGCACCACACTCGGCAGGAAGTAGTGCAGTTTTAGTTTTACCTACAGCTTCTGGTAATTTAGTAGGAACTGGAGATTCTGGAACTGTAACAAATTCTATGCTTGCAGGTTCGATTGCAGACAGTAAATTATCTACAATATCCACAGCTGGTAAAGTTGATATAGGTGCATTGGAAATAGATGGAGCAACAGACATAGGTGCTGATCTTGCTGACGCTGATCTTTTTATTGTAGATGATGGCGGAGGAGGAACTGAAAGAAAGATGGCAGCATCAAGAATTATAACATATGTAAACGCAAACGCTAGTTTTGCAAGTAATGGTTTTGCAGTGGCAATGTCGATTGCCCTGTGATTTTTAACAATAGGAGGATATAGATGGCTCAAGATTTTGAATCAAATGGTGCACAGATAACAAATTCTAATACCACCATTTTTACATCAAATAGTGATGACGCTGTTGTAGGTCTTAGGTTAGCTAATATTCTTACAACTGCGGTAACTGTAAGTATTTTTGTTTCTGAGGGTGGCTCAACAACAAGATACTTAGTAAAAGATTTAAGTATACCACCTGCAAGTTCAGTAGAACTAATACAGGGTGGAGCAAAAGTAGTATTACAAAGTGGTGATGTTTTAAAAGGCATTGCAGGAACAGCAAACAGTATTGATGTTTGGTGTTCAGTTGTAGACGCAATTAGTACATAGGAGATAATATGACAACAGAAGTAGGAGGTCCAATTTATATAGGAGATACTCCAGGTGGAGAGTCTTTTCCAGAAAACGATTCTACTATTGATAAAAATCAAATAGTAAAAAATTCTGTCGTTGCAGGACCTATAACAATAAATGCAACTGTGACAGTTGAAGGAAACTTAGTGGTAGTATAATGGCAAACATAGAACTAGATGGTGCAAATAAAAAGATAAAGGTAGACTCTGGTGATTTAACACTAGACGTACCTGGTGATATTGTATTGGATGCAGATGGCGGAGACGTAGTAGTTGCAGATGGTGGAACTAATATTTTAAAAGTAACTAACAGTTCTTCTGATGTAGTATTACAACCACAGGTAGATGCAAAAGATATTATATTCAAACAATTCGATGGCACAACTGTAGCGACTGTAGAGGACAACGGAACATTTAATGTTCCTGCAAACAAACTTGCTATAGGTGGCACAGCAGTGACTTCTACTGCCGCAGAGCTAAACATCCTAGATGGTGTAACAGCTACAGCTTCTGAACTAAATCTTTTAGACGGAGGCACTTCTGTAGGTTCATCAATTACTTTAGCTGATG